CTATCCCCGGAGTCCCAGTAGAGCTTGTCCCCGATGGAAACGGCAGAGTCGCTGGCGTCCGCGCGACCGTTGACCGTCAGCTCAAACACGCCCTCCAGGGCGCAGACCGCCTCGTCGCTGTCGTCTGCATCGTTGAGGAGCACAACTGCCAGGTTTCCGACCATCTCAAAATCGCCGGACTTCGCGCCGGCGGTCACCGGCAGCTTGACCGATTTGCCTTCGTATACGTAATTGAGCGCCATAGCTCTATCCTCCGTGAGCGGGGCGGACGGACCGCCCCGGCTTATTGATTATGCCTCAACTATGCCCCGGCGTTCTTGAACAGGCCACGGAAATCCATGACCCCGGCGCCGAATATGTGCCGCACCTTGTAGCCCACGGCGTCGCGCTCGAACTCGGTCTCGTCCTCGGTGTAGGGCTCCTCCTCGCCGTCCAGGTAAGCCATTTCGATCATGTCGATCTGGTTCGGAGAGGCGGCCAGATACCACGCATTGGTGGAGTCGTCGTCCAGCCTGGCCTCTGCAATGGGGACAAGGTTCTGTGCCCAGTTATAGGTCCCGCTGGGCTTTTGGTCCTCGGGCAGGGTCGCGGAGCGGATCAGGATTTCCGCGTCCGTTTCCTGGGCCGCGGGCACGATCACAAACCTGGGCATCAGGTTCAGCTTGGCGCCCTGCATCCCGGTTTGCTTGCGCATCATGGCGCGGCCAGCGGCGAGCCGATCCGAGGTGACCGGGCCGACATCGGACGTCTCGTAATTGTTGTGGTCGGCGTGGAACAGGGCCTTGCCGTCCTCATTCATCACGGGGTTGTTGATGATCAGAGACCAGACCACATCCGACTCCTTGCGCGCGGCAGCCGCTCCGAAAAGCTGGGGGACCCGCGTGAATGCGCGGAGGTCGTCGTTGACAATCATCTCCAGGGTCAAGTAGACGATCTTGCCGTACTTCTTGACCTTGTAGCTCTCCTGCTTGTCCTTGAAATCAGCGGACTTGTACTCCTCATGTTCGCTGAGCATGTCCAAGTCCGGAGCCTCGGACAGGGCCACGCCATACTGTTCCTTGAAGTCCGAGGCGCCTACGACATTGCGCAGGGGCAGAAAAGTGCGCGGGGCCTCACTGTAGGCTTGCTGCAGGGTCTTGTTCTGCACGTCCAGCATGATGGACCCGAAGTCGTCCGTGGAAAGCTCGGCCCTGCGGGCATACTTGAGGTAGGCCTGAGCGATCTGTTTGGGAGACCGAAGGTTGCGGGTATCTTCTCCCGCGCGACTCAGGCACTCTATGATGCAGTGCTGCATGGTCGCGGCCCGGAACTCTCGCGCACCCGCGGCTGGCTCCTCAACCCGCAAACCGGCGCGCATGCACAGGCCGTCCGACATGGCCCGGCGCAGCTTGTCCCGTTCGTCTTGTCCCGCGGAAATGCGGCCAGCCCCCACTGGTGGATTGGTTTCCTTCATTTTGTTGAAAATGCGCTCCCGGGCCTGCTCCAGGGAATAGTCCTCATTGATCATTTCCTCGGCCAGGGAGTCGTCCAGCCCGGCAATGCGCACGCTGTCCCGGATGTCTGCAATGCGTCTCTTTTCCGCCTGAGCCGCCTCTTTTGCTGTCTGGCCCGGATCCTGGGGCGCTGCGCCACCGCCTTGTCCGCTCTGGATCGTATGCTGATCCGCAGAGTTCAGCTGGCTCACATCCACCTTTTCCCAAAAGGCCCAGGCCTGCTCCTCGGTTGCGTCCTCCGGCAGGCCCAGGCGTTCCAGCAACGCTCTCAGCTTCCTATTCATAACGTCCTCCGTCCTGTTTGGGGTTCGGGCCTGCCGCGAGGCCGAACCACGGGGTTGCTTGAGTGCCTGGGGCACATTCTCGAATATGGATAGATCGAAGGCCGCTCTGGCCTCGATGCTTCCGCCGTCCTGAATCTCGTCCGCCAGCTTGCTCTCCAGGGCCTCGTCCGGGGTGAACCAGGTCTCGGCCCGCATGAGCTCCAGAATGTCCTTTTTGCTCTTGCCGGACCGCTCGCTGTATGCACTGGCAAAGATATCGCTGATCTTGTCCAGCAGCTCCGCCTCCTTGCGCAGCTCCTCCGCGTCCCCCATCAACATGGTCCAGGGCTGGTGGATCATCATGAAAGAGGCTCGGGCCATGCTGACGCGCGCCCCGGACATGGCCACCAGGGACGCGCTGGAGGCGGCCAGGCTATCCACCGTCACGTTGACGTCTGCCTTGTGGCTGGAGAGGAAGTTGTAGATAGCCATCCCCTCGAACACGTCGCCGCCGGGGCTGTTGATGTGGACCCGGATGGTCTTGGCATTTTGCGGCACCTGATAGAGGAGGTCCTGCGCCTCGATGAAGGGGAAGCCGATAACGTCATAGAGATAGAGATCCACCTCGTTATCGTTTTCCGCGCGCGCCCAGAGATTGATATATTCCCCATCGGATCCGCGAAGCCTGGCCAAACGATTGGAGGCCTGTCCTTTAACCTTCTTCAGCATGTTTGTTTCTCCTTGTTCCCATTGCCGTTCGCACACCGCCCGGCGCTGGGCTTCGTCCGGGAACTCCCGGACCATGATCTCGTCCTCCATTCAGCGGGCGATGAACTCCTCATGGCTCTCGCCCTCACTCGGAGTCGGTAGTGGCATCCGTCTCGCCTCCCAGCGGGAAGCCGTCTTCTTCTTCCCGCTTGAGATCCTCGACGATCTCGGGGTAGTCCGTGCCGCGCTCCAGGCATATCTTGTGCCTGCTGTTGAGACCGTTCTTGATGTCCCGCTCAGCGGCCTTGGAGTCCTTGTCCGGATCCACCCAGGGCCAGCCGGGAGTCTGCCAGATAACCGGCATATCCCTGGGGATGGAGGGCTCCACCCGTGCCAGCGCATTCATGCGCCACAGCCAGTCCCAGCATTGCTGATGGAACAGGCGGGTGAGCAGGGTTTGCTGCACCTGATAGCCGCGCCGTTCCTCCAGGGAGGCAGAGCGGGCACTGGCGTAGCTGGCCTCGCTGTAGTCGTTGGAAAATGCCTCGTAGGACATGCCCACGCCGGTGGACCCGCCGCGCAAAACGTTTTTGGTGAATGGCTCGTAGGAGCTGCCGGGGCGCTCATTAGCGGCAGTTTTAATGTCCATACCGGGGGGTATGGGTTGGATCCGGCCCGGGTCCAGATAGTCCGGCAGGTCGTCCAGGCTTGTGCTCGATCCGTCCCCGCCGATGGGCGAGCCGCCGGTGTAGCTTTCCGGGTAGGGAGTGGTAACAAAGACGCCGAATGCCGCGGCCAGCCTGGCCGCGATGCGCTCCGCGTTCTGATATTCGGAAAAGTCCCTCATCTCCATGATGATGGAAGCGAGCCAGGGGATGCCGCGGTTTTGGGAGATGCGCTCCCGGATGAAGAGATGGTCCACCACATCCGCCGGATAGCGCCTGGGTCCGCCGCGGGAGAGGATGGAGGAGTTGCCGGGATGCTCGGGAAATAGCCAGTAGGCCACCGGCTCACCCTTGGCATTGTATTCAATACCCTGCTTGATCTTGTTCTGCTGCAGCTCCAAAGTCTGCGATGTATCCAGGTGATCGCACTCTAAGAGCTCCAGGTTGAGCGGGATTAGTCCTTCGTTCAATAGATCCTGATCAAAGAACCAGTGCACGAAGAGCTCGCCGTCCTGCCACCAGTGGCGCAGGATGAGATTCTCCTTCTCGTAGAGTCTTACCCGGCTGGCCCATTGCCTCCAGACATTTTCCGCCCTGGAGTTGCGAGACTCTCGCAACTCGCCCGCGCTGGTCCGCAGCCTGGCCTGCGGGGTTATGCCCTTGTAGACCACATTGTTGCAGATTTTGCGCAGCGCCCCGGAGACATGGCTGGAGTCGCGCACCAGAGAGCGGGCCCGTGCCCGAAGCATGGAGTGATCGCGCTTGATCATCTCGTCCGATGACTTGTTGCTCGGCCTCCAGTCCCGGTTTGGCCCTGATCGAGAAGCCCCTGCGTAGGATGCTAGGGCCTGGCGCTTGCGGATGTAGCTGATGGCCGCGCCAGGGGCCACTGTGCCGACGATCTGGGCCACGCCCTGGGTTATTGCGCTGCCGATCCTGCCCACGATTACCCCCTAAACAGGACCTGGTGGCCCGGGACCTTGCCGTTGTTCTTTGCGATGGCGATCCGATTCTCCAGATCGCGCACCCTGGTGTCGATCCATTTGAGGTCGGGCCGGGTCAGCTGCCGGCCGTCGGACATACTGTTGTCCTGGCCGTACTGCAGGATATTGTCCCGGGCTGTCTTGTACAGGGAGAGCTCTTGCTCAAGCTCGGTGACTGTTGCCATGGGGCGTTCCGGGTGAGGGTTCGACGGATCTGTCAATATCGAATTTGCGCCCAGAATAATTTATGGCAAGGGAATG